ATAATGCTAGTACGTCGATGCTCTCAAGGCAATGATATTGCGCTTTATAAAAACACTAAGCCGGGTATGTTGAAAACCGTACAGCTGAAAAATAAAGATACAATTCAATTTACATATCCCAGTGCCGCAAAAGATTATTTTGTGTTGGTAGATGGTGAGATAGTAAAGCGCAGCGACAGTTTTAAAGTTTGTGAAGAATATTACGTAGATCATTGTGAAAAAAATTGCGGTCAGAGTCATGGGCGCATCGACATTGTAAAACATAAACTAGTTTATAATCAAGTAACGCTACGATGAAAAATCCACTTGCAACATTAGTGTCATGGCAAACCAGAACAAGCCAGTTAGATGGTTGGACGGCATATCACTTAGCAGCTGGTGCTTTTTTAGCAAAAATATTTATGTGGCTAAACTGGTCAGATTTTTGGGTAGTGATGGCTGTGTTTCTTATTGGCGTAGCCTGGGAAATCTTTGAGTGGTTTATAGAAGGTGACGCAGAAACATATGGCACAAAAAAAGCGTGGGCATATAATACTGCATCGGATTTAATCGTTGAAACTGCGATTGCGTGGTGGATGGTACTGTGACATGGAAAGTAAAGAAGCTAGATAATGGGGATTTTAAAATTATTTATGCCACTATTGGTTTTAAACATGATGCTACCGGGTTGCAGCAACGGCTGGATCGTAGGAAATATTCAACTTACTCCAGCGGATTCAGTTATAAATACGGTTTTTATAGAAATTGTAGCGCATGATTCTACAGTGCATTGGTATAGCAACAATGTACATCATGGAGATAACTGGTGTCTTAAACATTCCCAATGGGAAGATGTTAACATACAATGAAGCAATTAAATGATGAACTGCAAATACACATATCAGTTAAATGGGCAATACAGATCATTATGTTTGTGGTCACACTTACTGGTGCATATTACACGATTCACGGCAAGGTGGCGCAAAATAAAGCTGAATTGCAGTACGTTAAAGATAATTTAGTTGAGTTTGAAGAAATGTTAGAAGCTAGAATATCAAGACTAGAACGCTATAAAGAACAGGAGTTGGAAGAAGTGAATAAATCGCTTTTAAGTAAAGTATTAGGTGGAAAAGATGAATGAGTTAGCTGATTTATATTTACAAATTGGAAGCGCTGGTTTTATAGCAGTTCTATTTGGTTTTATGATTTGGAATTTAATACAAAGTCAAAAAGCACAATCGGAAGACCTTGAAGAAATAAAGCAGTCAATACGTAAAATGGAATCAGTGATTGATTCTGGTATGAATATTAATGTTAAGCTTATTGATCGCATGAATAGAAGTGACGAAAAACGCGAAGAATTTTGGAGAGAACTCAGCGACGATTTGGCTTTTTTAAAGGGAAGAATTAATGGACATGGAAGTAGATAATGCCAAATGATCAAGATACATACGCAATGCTAGTCAAGCTTGATGAGCGTCAAAAAACATTATTTAACATGATGACTCGCGTAGAAAAGCATTTAGAAAAATTAAATGGAAAGGTTAGCGAACATGACCGCACACTTGCGAAAGTACAAGTCTACGGCACAATAGCATTAGTGACTTTTCCAGTCATAGTAAACGTAATCATGGAGATAATGTAATGGATATTAAATCAATGCTAGTCAAATTAGCTGAAGAACAAGCAGATAAAATGAAAGCTGAAGCTATGGGACATCTTGAATCAGATGAATTCTCAGATATGCTCGCGACAAAATTAAACGATAAGATTAACATACCGTTTGTTAAAGAAGAAAAAGAACAAGTGTTTTTTGAAGAAATCATGGATGTAGTAACTGATATGTTAGCTGGCGTATTTGGTGATAAATAATGCCAAATCGTAAAGCAAAAGCACGCAAACAGTTAAAGCGAAAGGTAAACTCGCAGAACAAGTCGAAAGGCCGCACTGCAAAACAATATAAGAAACGTGGTAGATAAAAAACAAATGCGTGGCATCATTAACGATGTCTTACAAAAGCTAGGCGAAAAATACGCTGATCCCAAAGCATTGGACTTAGTGTATAACACAGGCTTAGTGGAGTCTAAGTATGTGTACTTACAGCAAATAAAAGGCCCAGCACGCGGGTTTTTTCAGTGTGAAGCTCATAATGCAGTAGATGTTTGTGCTAACTACTTAAAATACCGTGAGTCGCTAATGAAAAAAGTTGCAAAAGTTTGTTTATTAGATTGGAAATACTTTTTAGAACCAAAAGAAGAAGAATGGTGCTATATCTTAACAACAAACATAGCAGCGCAAATAGTGTTTTGCAGATTGCACTATAGACGTGTACCAAAACCATTACCGCGCACATTGGAAGATCAAGCTATGCAGTGGAAACAATATTATAACACTGCCAAAGGCAAGGGTACTCCAGAACACTTTATGGAAATAGTAAGTAAGTATGGATGAAGCGGCTCAAATAGATCATTTAATTGATGTAATGAAGCAGCTACAGCAACTAGAAAAAATGCTTGCAGAAGCTGGCGGAGAAGACCTTGTAATGCTTTCTATGATACTGGCGCTTATCAAAGTCACAAAAGTACCCGATGTAACCATTTTAAGTAATAATAGAGGGATGGCACAAGCATGAGTAGATACGAAGCATTTTGCAATATAACAACAGATTTGCAAGCAATTGCAGATGTAGACGCATACGACCGTAAACGCGCGTTACCGGGTAATTTCGTGGAGAGTGGCACAAGTAATTTATATTACTTACATAACGCTGGGTTTTGCTCACAATTATACATGGATGGTGCAGAACAAACCTACGTTTCCGACACACCCAATGCTATGAACGAATGGACATACCAAGCTGCTAGTGATCGTTTGGATGTATACATTGGTGGCAGTAGTGTTGCGGATATGAATTCTCGCAACTGGGAAGAATCGCAAGATTTTGCCACATTAAAACAAGCTGTAGTAAATGAATCTGCTGATTTTATACGCAGTTATATCAATAGGCCAGTTTACAAAAGAAACAATGCAGATTTACAAGGCGCAGCTGCAAGGACCTACGATTTTATTTTAATTCGCATTAATGCTATACTTGCTGTAGCAGATTTAATTCGCAAGTATGACAATGAAAAAGCGGACGAAATATACGCTCAAGCGTTATCGGAAGATGGCAATGGATTGCTAGATAAATTAAAACGTAATGAATTTTCATTATGGCACGAAACTACTAACAGGACAGAAGATGGGATTGTACAAGTAGTTAGTATCAATGGTAGCACTACAGGCTATCCGCGTGATATTAAGATGCATGGTCCACCCGCTGTTGATTATGATGAAGTAAGATTAGTAATCTCTACGGGTGGCACGTTTACCCCCGGTACAACCAGTCCAGTTAAATACGATGTATATGTAAAAAACGATAATGGATTGCGTATGGAAAAGGTAGTAGATGCAGAAACCATGAATGGATCGTATCAAGCATTAGCATACGGCGCAAGGGTAGCTTGGCAACCCGGATTGTACGTTGCAGATGATGAGTTTAGTGTTATTTTTCAATCTAGTGATGTGGCTATTGGTAGTGTGAAATCTGGTCAATTGTATCGATAATGGCAATTACATTTACCAATCATTTAAAAAGCAACATACTAGACCCGCTAGAAGCGTTATTAAAAGCAGAGTTTACAATACCAGTGTCCTATGATATAGATTACGTACAGCGTGGTACAAACTGGTTTAACCTACGTCCCATTTCAGATACTGTAGAAGAAGAATTAGCAAGAAGCCATACACGCGCATTTGAAGTGTTAATGCAGTATTACCGTATCGTGTCGGGGCAACATCGTAAAGACACGCATATTGATACAGTAACAGCTGTAATGGAGCGCGTAAAAAGATTAATTAGAAATAATACTTCACATAGTACATACTTTTTTAATGGCAGTATTGAAGATATTAATTATCAGCCAGATATTGGCGATCTGTCGTCCGATGTACTATTAGTAGAAGCAACATTTTCAGCAAACGTATTTGAGGTTGTTTAATGAAAGTTAAAAAGAAAGATAAAATAGGCGCGATACCAAAATTTAATAGCCATTCTGGCTTTTCGCGTGAAAACTGGCAAGATTTAAATAGTGGCAAAACTGTGGAGTTAGATGCTATTCCAGAAATGGGTAAACAGTTTGTCGAAGAAGTAAAAAAAGGTAAGTAATTATGGCAAATAACTTAGTAGCGCATCAACCCAATGATTTTGGTGTCGGTATTGTATTAGAAGCAACAACTGGAACACCAGTAGACAACACAGCACAGCTATTTACAGATAGTGTAAGTCTGCCATCATTTGCTCCAGATCAAGATTTATCTGCAAAGTCTGGCATGTTTGTAGCTGATGAAGCGCATATCCATTCTAGTATGAATAACACGCCCTCAGAAATTACTATGAGTGGTTTATTGAACGATACAGTACTTGGTATATTAGAGGGTATTTTTCATACAGCTGCTTCAAGCAACGTAATTACTGTAACAGATGCATATACTGCGCCAAACTTATATCATGGCGCAACTACAGCAGCTGCAACCAGAACATACACAGTAAAACTTTTATCACCAGAATTAACAGATACAGAAAGTAGTCCCAATACAGCTCCGGGTTGTATTGAGCTTACAGGCTGTTGTCCAACTGCATTATCTATTAGTGGTGACGCGGGAAGCGATGGGGGGCGTTTGAAATACTCACTAACGATGAAAACTGGATACGCTCCAGTATTTTCGCATGCTGCTGGAACAACTGTATCTGGAACACCCACAGCAGATGGTTTGCAAAATATACATGACTTAACATATAGAGTCATTGCTGGTGTTACTTCTCCAGTTATGCAAAGCTTTAGTATTAATATTGAAAACCCAGTGGATTACGTTGGTTGGGATGCAGCAAATAGCAGACCATATACAATTAGCAGAAGTGTACCAGAAGGGCCAATTGTAACTTTATCAAGTACTGTTAAATTAGATTATGACACTAGAGGTTTACTTGCAAATTTTATGAATGCTTCAGCGCAAAAATCCCTTACGAATACAATTTCAAATAATTCAACGTGGGGAAGCGCAACAAACTGGGCATTTAGCTGTGACAAGGCCATCATAACCGGGATGAGCTTAAACGAACAAGCCGCAATGATGTACAATGTGGAACAAAAGCTCTTATTCGGTTCTCTCACAATGCGTA